ATCTCGCCCGACACCACGGCCTCAGCATAAGCCAGCGTGCGGTCAGGCGAAGAACCGGTCGGCGGGGTCGCCACTTTCTTGCGGCGGCTCGGCCGAGATCCTGCTCCTTGCACTGGGCGTCATCCCGAATTCTGCGGCGTAACGCATCATGTCCGCCGCCGCCTTGTTGGCGGTGCCCACCAGCGGGTTCTGGATCGCGTTGCCGTTCGATGTCTTGATCATGAGGCCGCCGGTCAGCTGTTCCTTCTCGGCCATCTTGGCGATGGCCCGTTCGGCCTGAACCCAGCGACCATAGGCCATGGCGTAGGCTGCGAGCGCAGCCCGGTCGATCTCGGACAAGATGCCGAGGTTGAAGAGCTCGGTTGCCACCCGGTTCCATTCCTCGACCGCATCAGCGGTGAGATGGGCCGGCGGTGCCGGGATCGCTGCCTTGGTCTTGGCCTCCTTGCGGTTCAGTGTCCGCTTGCCGGGATTACCTGTGACCAGCTTCAGATGGGTCGGCTTGGGTTTCGTTCCGCGTTTCATCGCTCATGTCCTGCTTCTGCCCGGCCGAAATCTGAGCAAAGGTCCGTCCATCTCCTTCGAGCCGGGCCTCATGCCCCGTAAAATCCTGCCAGCGCTTCACGGCAACATCGATGTAAGCGGGATTCAGCTCGATGGCGTGGACGGCGCGGCCGGTCATCTCACCAGCAATGATGGTAGTGCCCGAACCAGAAAACGGCTCATAGATCGCCTGACCCGGACTGGAATTGTTCTCGATCGGGATCTTCATGCACTCAACCGGCTTTTGTGTGCCGTGTCCGGTCTCGTTTTTCTGGGCCTTGGCGATATCCCAAACAGTGTTTTGTTTGCGGCCACCTTCCCAGTGCCCGTTCGCACCCTTTTTGACCGCATACCAGCAAGGCTCATGGCGCCAGTGATAATTACCGCGCGACATGGGCGCATGGCTCTTGGCCCAGATGATCTGAGAGCGGAGCTGGAAATCGCAGGCTGCGAGGCTGTCGCCGACCACACCTGCATAGAGGCCAGCATGCCAGACATAGGCAACGTCTCCCGGAAACAGCGCCCAGGCTTCTCGCCAGTCGGCCTTGTCGTCGTTCAGCACCTTGCCCTTGGCAGTGCCTGAAGCGGCAACGCCGGCCTTTTCGCGCCAAGCGGGATCATATTCCACGCCGTAGGGCGGATCGGTGACCATCAGGTGGGGCGAGACGCCGTTCAGCGCCTTGGCGACGGTATCGGCATCGGTGCTGTCGCCGCAGACCAGCCGATGCTTGCCAAGCAGCCAGACGTCGCCGGGATTGGCGACGGGGTCGATCGGCGCGTCGGGGATCTCGTCGGGGTCAGTGTTGCCTTCGGCCTTTTCGGCCAGCAGCTTAGCGAGTTCGTCATCCGAAAAACCGGTCAGCATCAGGTCGAAATCGAAGCCCTGCAGATCGCCGAGTTCGACCGCCAGCATCTCGAGGTCCCAGCCGGCATTTAGCGCCAACTTGTTGTCGGCGATGACATAGGCCTTTTTCTGGGCCTCGCTCCAGCCCTTGGCGACCATGGTTGGGATCTGCGTGAGGCCGAGCTTGCGCGCGGCAAGCAGTCTGCCATGCCCGGCGATCAAACCGCCGTCTTCATCGACGAGGATCGGGTTGGTCCAGCCCCATTCGCGGATCGATGCCGCAATCTGGGCGACCTGTTCGTCCGAGTGCGTGCGCGAGTTGCGCGCATAGGGCGTGATCTTCTCTATCGGCCAGAGCTCGCTGCTCTGGGCCGGCCAGTCCTGATCCATAGATGTCCTTGAAGAGGGTTCGGCTGCAGAGCCCGGAAAGGCTTGCAGCACTTGTTTGCGATCATGGTAAGCCGCTATGGGCGGTTGATGTGGGGCCTGTAGCTCAGTTGGTTAGAGCTGGCCGCTCATAACGGCTAGGTCGCGGGTTCAAGTCCTGCCGGGCCCACCATCAGGCAAGGCCATCGTTGGTCAGTGTCACCTGCCAGTACCGTGTAGTGCCTCCGACTGTGCCGCTGACAGTCCAAATTGATTCGCGTACAGTATAACCGTTGTTGGCGAGTGAAAATGTGATCGAGGTGGCTGATCCGCCAGATGCGACGCTGGCGGCGCCATAAGTGCCGCTGCGTGAATGAACCCACACAGCCGCCTGGCTACAACTGATCGTAACTTGTGCCGCTCCACCGCCAGATCGCCAGTCTGACAGCAAGACAGGGGAGGTGCTGCTAGTTCCGCCAGCTGGCGAGAACGAAACAGCAGACTTCCCGTAAAGCTGAGATAAAGAAATCGCCCCGGTTGCGACGCCCGCCAGATTGCGAACCGCTGTCTCACCCAGAGAAATGGCACTGCCAGCTGCGCGGCCGATCTCAGCAGCCACGGCGCTGAGTGAGATCGCCCCGGTAGTTGGTAGCGGCATACATGTTCATCCCTGAAAAAGACCTATGCAGCCTGAGCCTTCAGGCTGAAGTAGAGAACGAAGCCCTTCAGGTAGGGCAGCCCCTTGGGCATCGCGATCTCGCGGGCGGTTTCCCGATTGATGGTCCATCCCATCCAGCGGGTGATCGCCGTTTCAATGGCCACGCTTAAATCCAGCCCGGCATGGACCCCGTTGTGGACGTCATCGGCGAAGTGGCGGCCGTGGCGGCTGTCGAGAAAATCCCGAACCCCTTCGGCTGTTCCCTCAGTTGCTGCCAGCACCGCCGGGAAGGCGATCGCCCAGGCTGCCTCCGCATCCGCGAAGGCTCCGCAGGTGCCATAAAAGCCCCAGGCTTCGTTGGCGGTTGGCAAGGTCGAGTTAGTCATCTGCGTCGCTCCGTTTTCGTGAGGCGACTACCGCTCTTATCGCGGCGACTATCCAGTCAATTCGACTGAATTCTGCGACTTTCTGCTTTCTGACCCCCGGTTCGAGTTTCGCGGTTGCGTGAAGTTTGGGCCAAGCGCGGTTTCCCCCGCAAAGCGCCCAGGCTTTCGGACCGCCCCCCGGTCTGGTCAGCCGATCGGCCACCCATCGGGCCTTACGGCGACCGTCCTGCGCTGGCCGAATTGTTCGGCAGTCCGCTTGGCGTGGCACTCGGAGCAAAGGCAGCGGATGTTGCTGTCCTCGTCCGATCCGCCACGGGCTAGCGGTACGATGTGGTCAGGCACGGTCGCCTCACGGACTATCCCGGCGGAGGCGCAATCACGGCAGAGGGGCTCTGCCCGGAGGCGGCGAAGGCGTTGAGCGACAGCCGCTCGCCCTCGAGACCGTTCCATGCTAGCGGGTGCCTATCATGAACGAACAACCTGTGATTACGATTGAGGCTTGCCAGAAGGTGATCGACGAAAACGGATCGATCTGTGGCGAGCCAACAAAAATCATTGAAAAGCAAACGGATCCGAACTCAGGTCTGATTACTGCAATTTCGGAGTGCCGTGCCGGACATCAGTCCATGGCCATTATCGATCTGGATACGGACAGGGTCTACAACCAGCGTTGGATTGCCTGAAATGAACAACGCCCGAAAGCCTGTGGGCTCCGGGCGCAGTTCTGAGCTTTGAATTTCGGAACAGATACGCTTTCAGCAATCTGCCGTCAACGAAAAAACGAAAAATTATCTTTCAATCACAGTTTGTTATACCGCTCTCTAGGCGGAGGATACTGAACCACAACTGCTTACCCCAATCCGAAACAGGCGAGCCAGCGCGTCCAGGCCGTGTCCAAGATTACTCAAATCCGCTGGCGACCACAGGCTGGCTTCAGCTTCGTGACACACCACAGCATGTACGAGCAGACTGGGCTTGCGCCCAACACCTCCGGGTGCATCGCTATCCGCGGTTCGCAATATGAGTATGGCACTGGCAGCCTGCTTCCTGACCTTCTCGACCAGTTCAGGATCGGGGTCGGGAGCACCGCCGCCAAAGATCCCCTCGTTGATCAGAAGCGCGGTAACGGATCGCGGCTGGTCCATGGGCAGACCCATGACTGCACGATTGCGAGCCATGATCTCCCCATAGAGCTGCCCGGCCGCGTACTGGTCTGGCGAAATCCGACTGGCAAAGGCAAGACGCCCCAGCGCGGTGCCAAGCCGCTCGTCCTTCGCCTGGCCAGCTGCCACACCATATTGCCGCTGCCGGGCTTCCAGCACCGTCGACATGGCCTCGCGCTGAGTTTCCTCTCGTGGCCGCTTGCCGCATGGGAGCCTGCGGCCAGCTTTGCGCTTACGCCCCCTTGCCATGCGCACCTCCGTAGAGCCGTTCGCCAATTGCGCGGATCGCTTCGCGCTCCATGGTGGTGAGCCGCTGATCGCTGACCGAGATGGCCAGCATGCCGTTGCGCCAGCCATCACGGCGCAGCTGCTCACCGTCCCGTTGGGAACCGTGGCTGTAAATCCGGGAGGTCATGTTCATCAGCGCACCTCCCGCATGAGAGCTGCATAGCCGATCACATCAACCAGGCTGTCTACGTGTCCGGGATCATAGGCGAGTCGGGCAAGCTTGAGGTCAATCATGCACAGCGCAACCTGTGCAGGCGTGATCGGCATGCCGAGCGTGATCGACCAGCGGTCGGCAATGGCGCGGAACTGTTCGGCAGGGTCGCCGTAGTCGTCACGGCGCTCTTCGAGCACCTTGGCCGTGTGACCGAGAATGGACCAGGTGGTCATCGCACACCTCCACGGGTTTCAATGGCCCAGATCAAGATGGCGAGCGCATCGGCCTCATTGTCATCCCGTGGTGCGAAGCCACGAGCTCGCATGGCATCGATCACAGCCGCCTTGTCGGCGTTGCCTTTACCCGTGGCAAAGCGCTTGATGGTTCCTACCGGCACGCCCTGGTAGGCAACGAGGTGCTCTTCGCACCAGGCCGAGAGGACGGCCAGCAGGCCGCCGTAGATGTGGGCCGCATCGGTGCCGGCGTGACGCCGGACCTCCTCGAAGTAGATCGCCTCGATTGGTCCTGCGTCCTCTTCGAGATCTTCCAGCCAACGCCGGAACCGCAGGAAGCGCATGCCACCGCCGTCGTAGCGGGTGTGCTTCAGCAGCACCGTGCCGCTGGAAGTGAAGTCGTCAGGCGTCCTCAGCGCCCAGCCCGTGCTGGTACCGAGATCAAGGGCCAGCAGAGATCCGCGCACGATAGTCACGGGCCTCGCAGCCGGGGTTGCGCTGCGCGGCCGCGCAGGCAAAGTCAGAACATCCATGATGATTCTCCGAAAGGGGATTGGTCTGGTGCGGACGGCGTGCGGTTTGGTGCTTGGCGGTGCTGACCGCCGCCGTCCGGTCTGGGGTTGTTTTCAGGACATGAGCGCCTCCCTCAGAACGGAATGTCGGAGAGCTCATCGTTGAGCTCCTCGAGCGTCGTGCGGCTGGGGCGAACACTCACCACCTGCGCGCCAGGGAAGGCGCCCTTGGCCGCGGCCAGGAGGGGATGGCAGCGGATCACATTGGCGATTTCATCGAGCGACCAGACCTGCGCCTCGCGCCCATGTCGCTGCGCACGTCCGGTATCGCGCAGATCCTGGACGAGGATGACGAGCCCATCGGGGGTCTCGAATTCCCACTGATCGACCGGTATCGGTTCGCCCTTAGCAGCGCGTGCCAACTCATCCAGCTTGTCGTAGGCCCGCAGCATCGCTTCGCCGTGCTGACGGACGAGCGCGAGATTGAACTCCCACACAGCGGCGTTGAACATCTTGTGCTGTGCGTGGAAGCGCTCGGCCCACTCGATCGGGACGAGCATCGGCAAACGGCCAATACCCCAGCGCTGGTCCATTTCCCTCCCACGCTTGTCGACACAGTTGATGATGACCTGCATGTCACTGATCTGACCATGCCGGGTCGGCGGCGCGCCCTTCATGCGAGGCTCCTTTCCATTTCCATCGGTGATCGATTGATGCCCCAAAGACCGGATCGGACATTGCCGATCGGGGGCCTTGGGAACCTTGCGCTAGTGAAACCCGCACGCAGTTCGCTGCGAGCGCAGCGAGCGAACTCGCGCGCCTGTGCGCGAGTGCGAG